GAACCAGATTGAAAAAATATATATAGCGTGGTCAGAAGAACAAATAGATAACGAGGAAATAATAGTCATTTACAGAAAGATAGCGGATGAGTTGGAAGAAAAATTAGGTTTTCAGAAATTTAATGAAATAGATAAACTGATTATGGACTGTATTGCCGCAGAGCGAATTAAAGCGTTTAAAGGTGGCTTTAATCAGGCAACTGCTATCTGGAAGGAGTGTTGCTAATGTCTGAAAAATTTCAATTTTTTGATGGAAGAAAGTTTACTCGAGATGATCAAACAGGATATTACTTATGTTCTACTGAAAATGAAACAAAAGTAAGAAAACGGATGCATGTATATGTTTGGGAATATTTTTATGGATCAGTTCCAGAAGGCTATCACATTCATCATATAGATGGGGACAAAAGCAATAATGCCATTCAAAATCTTCAATTGTTGTCGGCAAAAGAGCATGAAAAACTTCACGGGAAAATGTGGACAGATGAGAGAATGGAAAAAGCACGAAAAAATATGGAGAAAGCATCTGTTAAAGCGAAAGAATGGCATAGCAGCGAAGATGGTCACAAGTGGCACAAAGAACATTACGAAAAAACGAAAGAGAAATTGTATCAGATACGTCAATTTAAGTGCCTTATGTGTGGCAAGGAATTTCAGTCCACACAGGCTATGGCAAAATTTTGTTGTAATAATTGCAAAAGTGCGTATCGAAGAAAAATAGGTATTGATGATGTTACAAAAATCTGTAGTTGCTGCGGAGGTGAATATACTGCGAACAAATATCAAAAAACAAAATACTGTCCAGCTTGTAAAGATAAAAAGCATAAGAAAAATAGGCAAGGCTGATGTTTATAATATGGAAGTCAAGAACCACCACAACTTTAGTGTTTGTGGTGGTTTTATTGTGCATAATTGCATGGATGCATTACGCTATTTTGTATACACAATTTTGAATAATCAAACAGCAATCATCCGGAGTAAGCGAAAAGCGGGATTCCATTAAGAGAGGACGGTGAGAAAATATGCATGTTTTTACAATACCTGCGGATAAGTGGGATGAAACAAATCCGGACAAGCAGGCAATCAGGCATCTGATCATGAAACATAGAAGGGGCTATGATCGTCTGAAAAGCCTGAAAAATTATTATGAAGGAAAGCATAAGATTCTGGACGAAGACCGGGAAAACAGGCTGGTATGCAATCATGCGAAAGATATCGCAGATACAGCCAGCAGCTATTTCATCAGCAATCCGGTCAGTTACAAAAGCCCGGATGATATCGCAGCACTTACAGATGCCCTGGAACACGCCGGGGCGGATGAAGTGGACGGTGACAACGGCCTTGACCTGTCTGTATATGGCAGGGCGTACGAGTACATATACACCAAGCAAGGCGAAACAGAACTGACGATCAAGAATCTGCCGCCTGAGAATACATTCCTGGTATACGATGACACCATAGAGCAGAACGAGCTTTTTGGTGTCTATTATTATGCCAGAATTGACTCCACAGACCGCACGAACATTACATATGTTGCAACTGTACTGACACAGAATTACAAGTACGTGCTGGACATTCAGAACATCCAAGAACCACAGGCTCTGACCGAGCAGCCAGAGGCACATTTCAAGGGAGAAGTGCCGCTGATCGAATACCAGAACAATAAGCTGGCGTTGGGTGACTATGAGTTACAGATCCCGCTGATTGATGCTTACAATGTGCTGATGAGCGACCGTGTGACCGACAAGGAGCAGTTCGTGGACGCAATCCTTGCATTGTACGGCACGTTACTTTCCGATGAGGAAATGGACCAGGACGGAGACCAGAGTATTGGAGAGAAAGCCATGCAGCACTTGCGAAAGGAAAAGCTTCTGGAACTTCCTTCGGATGCGAGAGCAGAATATCTCACACGCACGTTCGATGAAAATGGCGTAGAGATCCTGAAAAGGGCAATCGAGCAGGATATCCACAAATTTTCCCACATTCCGTGCATGACAGATGAAAGTTTTGGTGGCAATGTAAGTGGTGTTGCGATGGAATTTAAACTGCTTGGTATGGAAAATATCACAAAAATCAAAACCCGGTATTACAAGAAGGGACTGAGAAAGAGGCTGAGGATTTTCGCAAACTTCCTGAATACACGTTCAGGGATCCACATTGATACAGCTGGAATTGTACCGGTATTCACGCGTGCGATGCCGAAAAATCTGCTGGAAATCTCACAGATTGTTTCTAACCTGTGGGGAAAAGTCAGCCGCAAAACACTGCTTTCACAGGTGCCATTCGTGGATGATGTAGAAAGTGAGTTGGAAGCAGTCGAAGAGGAAGAACAGGAAGCGGTCAAACGGCAGCAGGAAATGTTCGGAAATCAGCCCAATACGCCATTTTCTCCCGAAGATGATACGGATGGTCAAAAGGATGTAGAGAACGGAAATGACAAAGAATGAGAAGTACTGGCAGGCAAGGACAGCACAGCGGATGTGGGAACATATGCAGAGTGCAGAAGAAACGGCTGACCAGGTAGCCAAAGTCTATGCCAAAGCATCCTTGTACCTGAGCAGGGAAATGCAGGATATCTTCAAGAAGTATGTGGAGAAACACCATCTGACGGAAAAAGAAGCATTACAGCTTTTGAATACATTGAGGGATCGCACTTCTATCGAAGAACTGCGTCAGAGGTTGCAGAGTAGCAGCCAAAAGCAAGAGATTGCAGATCTGCTTGCAGAATTGGAAGCTCCGGCATACCAGGCACGCATACAGAGGTTACAAGAGCTGCAAACGCAGATAGATCTTGTCATGCAGCAGGTCTATAAACAGGAGCAGGCGATTACAACGGCTCATTATATCCAGCTGGCAGAAAAGGCATATAATCAGTCAATCTTCGACGTTCAGCAACGAACCGGGTTCGGATTTTCATTTTCCCATATCGACCAAAAGCAAGTTGACAAGGTATTGAAAAGTAAGTGGTCTGGCATGAATTACTCCGAGAGAGTCTGGAGAAATACCAGGGCAGTTGCCCAGGAAGTGAAAGAAGCCCTGCTCGTGAACCTGATCACAGGCAGAACAGAAAGAGAGACAGCAGAAATGCTGACGAAAAAATTTGCCGGTGGATCCAGTAAGGCAAGAAGGCTGATCAGAACAGAAAGCTGTTATCTGTCCAACCAGCTCGAAATGGAATCCTACAAGGAATGTGGAATTGATAAGTACCAGTATCTTGCGACACTGGATCTTCGAACATCGGAGATCTGCCGGGAACTGGACGGAAAAGTATTCCTTGTGAAAGATCAGCAGCCGGGAAAGAATTGCCCGCCCATGCACCCATGGTGCAGATCGACAACAATCGCTATCATAGGCGAAAAGATGTTGGAGGGAATGAAGAGAAGGGCAAGAGATTCGGTAACCGGGAAGACCTATCTTGTACCAGCGTCTATGAACTATAGAGAATGGTATGCGAAATATGTTAAGAGCGATGGCAAAACGGTTGCAAAAGAGGCTGGTTCTGATATAATAATATCAGGAGCAAGGATTACAGATATATTCAGCGAAGAAGCAGAAGAATTTGCTGAAATGTATTATGAAGAGATTCGGAGCTTTTCAACAGATGCAAAGAAGATTGCCAATAATCTTAACAAAGCTGAATCAGACATAAGAAAAATAAAAGCATATTTATTCGAAGATGATTCGTACTTTGATTCGGATACTGGCAAGCATAGACGATTCGATCCAGATTGTGCGATTGCACAAAGCTGGCAGAGGCTTATGATCGGGAAAGATATAAAACCACATGATAAGACCTTGATAGAACATGAGCTTCTTGAAATGAAAATCAAAGAGGAAAATCCAACCACGGAACACTGGAAGGCACATGAAATGGCCGCGAAAGCGTATGATTACCCGAAGGAGGCTGATGAATATTATGGTAATCTTAAAAAACATAACAAAAACAAAAAATAATATTTCAGCAGATTATTATCCGGAAGGAAGATCAGAAAAAGGGTTCATGTCAATGAATCTGAAAAGTGAAGAGATTGTAGAGCATCATAATGTTAGTTCATTTGCGGCGGCACATGTAAAACGCGAATTGAAGCGACTTGCCAAAATAGAAGATCCACCAAAAGAAAAAACAATATTATGGTATTGATATCAACAAGTACTGTCAACGCAAAGATCTAAAGGAAGGTGTGAGAATGGATAATTTTACGATCATATATAAAATTTTGAAAGCTTTAGAGCAGGCCATGGATTATGATGAATTTGATGTAAACAAAATATCTCACACCAGACTCAACATAACCTATCAACGTTGGGAAAAAATCTTGATTATGCTGAGCAAATCCGGATATATAGAAGGTGTGGCGTATGATCAATGCGGCAGTGATTATTGCCTGCATATCGAAGAACCTATTTCGCCGGTGATCACATTGAAAGGGTTAGAATATCTAAGTGACAACTCTCTTATGAAAAAGGCAGCCAACATCCTGAAAGGAATTAAAGAAACAGTTCCGGGATTGTAAGTATATTAAAAGCAAACTTTAGCAGCACGCAGAGATGCGTGCTGTTTTTATACCCATTTTTAAGGAGGTGATTTCAAGATGTTTCAAAAAATAATGCAGTACTTTTGTAAACATAAGTACAGAAAACGGTATAATCATAAATCTAGCACTTATGAACGAAAATGCATTAAATGTGGAAAGCGAGGATGAAAACATGATTATTACAGGAATGGCACATTTTGAAAGTGTTTGTAAAAAGAAACTGGTTGATTGGTACAACAAGAATGGTTTGGCCGATACACCGGTAACGCCGCCAATTGACTTATCTAACGTATTCGTAGTATGGAGCTGCAAGACTTTACAGAATTACAAATGTCTTGTATATACTACGGTGAGTGGTGATGGTATCTATGCAGAGTATACATACAACGGTGATAAGCAGGAACTTTACGAAGATGTGTACAAGAAAGTGCACAATAAATGTCATGAGGAGGAATAAGCGAATGAAAGCAATGTTATCACAGCCAATGGCTGGAAAGAGCGAGGAAGAAATTAAGGCAACCAGAGAAAAGGCAATTGCAGTTTTAGAGGAAAAAGGATATGAAATTGTAAATACTCTTTTCACGGATGAATGGTATAGTAGAAAATCTATGGAAGAACGTGGGGTTGTACAGATTCCATTATGTTTTCTTGCGAAATCACTGGAAAACATGAGCCTTTGTCATGCTGCTTATTTCTGCAAAGGCTGGGAAGAGGCAAGAGGTTGCCGCATTGAGCACGAAGCGGCAACTGCCTACGGTCTGGATATTATCTATGAAGAGTGAGCAGCATTACACCGTCACAAAAGACGCAGACAGGCTTGCACCGAACTGGCTGGCGAGCCGGATCAATTACAAGACAATCAAATTCTTATACCGGGACATTGACGGACACGCAGAACTGAAAGGGGTGAAGATTGGCGATGAAGTGGCACAGATTGGCGACACGGTACAGTTCAATGGCAGACGGTTATCCGTAGAAAGGCGGTGATCCAGATATCTCCCTTTAAGGCACGGGGTCAGGTGTCTTATTTTTATGTCTTTTTCTGCCAGACGTAAAAGAAGCAGGATGATCCATAAAACACGAATGGCCCGGACGTGAGAACGGATAGGCTGGGCGGAAAGGATAGAAAGATGAAAAACAGATTTTTTATGTGCAACTGTAAAGTGCCAATGAGATTACAGATTTTCGCAGAAGGAGACGGTGCTGGGGCTGGTGAAGGAGGCAATGGCGGTGGATCCGGAACAGGCGGCGAAGGAGAACCGAGAGCAGGCACAGAACCGATGAGTTTCGATGATTTCCTGAAAGGAGAGGGAAATCAGGCAGAATTCGACCGCCGTGTGCAGAAAGCGATTGAGACGGCAGTAAGCAATGCACAGCAGAAATGGCAGGCTCTTGCGGACGATAAACTTTCTGAAGCAGAGAAGCTTGCAAAAATGAACAAAGAGGAAAAAGCTGCGTACATGCAGCAGAAAAAGGAAAAAGAGCTTTCAGACCGTGAGGCTGCGATCACAAGAAAAGAACTGATGGCAGAAGCCAAGAATACTCTGGCAGAGAAAAAATTGCCGGTAAGCCTGGCAGAAGTACTGAATTATACCGATGCAGACACCTGTAGCAAATCTATCAGTGCAGTAGAAAAGGCATTTCAGGAGGCAGTAGAAGCAGCAGTAAATGAACGCCTGAAAGGTGGAACGCCACCAAAGAAAGCACCTCAGGAAAACGTAACAAAAGAAACGTATGCCAAGATGGGATACACAGAGAGACTGAAACTGAAAACAGAAAATCCGGAACTGTATAAACAGTTGGCCGGGAAATGAAAGGAGTAATAATAAATGGCAGGAACAATTTTTGGAATTCCTTTTGACGATGAGTTATTCATGGAGATGTGGAACGAAGCACCGGATCCATATCTTACAGCAATGATCGAATCCGGTGCGGTAGTAGATGATCCGGTAATTGCAAACAGAATTGCCGGCAATGGCAATCTGTACACCATTCCGTTTTATGACACACTGGATGGCGATGATCAGAATTATGATGGCCAGACAGATATCACGGTAACAGAAGTTGGCGGCGGTTCTCAGAGCGGTATTGTATACGGAAGAGCAAAAGGCTTCTTTGCACGCAACTTCACCGCTGAACTTTCCGGGGCTGACCCGATGGGACACATTGTTGCCACTGTTGCGAAATACTGGCAGAAACGGAGACAGAAACGTCTGATCGGTATCACAGATGCAGTGTTTGGCATCACAGGAGCTTCCGGCAATGCTAAGACATGGAATGAGACGCACACGCTGGATCTGTGTTCTTCTTCATCTGCCGCAAGAAATATCGCAGAAACAGACCTCAATGACCTGGCTACTCTGGCTTGCGGAGACCACAAAGACCAGTTCAGCCTGGCAATCATGCACTCCAATGTTGCAAAAACACTGGAAAATAAGCAGCTGCTGGAATACTGGAAATATACCGATGCAAATGGCATTCAGCGACCAATGAATATCGCTTCTGCCAACGGATATACCGTTATCGTTGATGATGGTGTGCCATGCACCGCCGTCGGTGGATCAGGGGACAATAAGGACCTGAAAAAATACACAACCTATCTGTTTGGACGAGGGGTGATCCGTACCGCAAGAGGCCGTGTGGATGTTCCGGTAGAAACGAACCGTGATCCGAAAAAGAATGGCGGTCAGGATGAACTTATCACCAGGATGAGAGAAACCATTCACCCGAATGGATTCAGCTTTGCGGTGCCGAAAACAGGATGGACTGAATCGCCTACAGATGTACAGCTGTTTGCAACTGCGAACTGGAGCATTAAATTCGATCCGAAAGCAATCCCGATGGCTCGCCTGATCACCAATGGCTGATGATAAGGAAGTGGTCTAAATGACTGATTTTGAGAGAATCAAAATTCTGACTGGCGAAAGAGATGAAGAGCTGGTGGAAGTTGTCCTGGAAGATGCGAAAGACTGGGTGCTGGCGTATACCGGGCGAAAGAAGATGATCCCGGAACTTAAGAAAACGGTGCGTGATCTTGCCGTGGTCGCTATCAACCGCATGGGAACAGAGGGGGAATCTTCAAGAACCGGTGCAGGAGAATCTTACAACTTCGATAATGCACCAAAACAGATCTATGATGTGCTGAACCGGTACCGGCTGGCACGTGTAGGGGGTGTGACCTATGAGGCTGAAAAGAAATAGGCTTCGAGAATTCAAACATTTCCAGGTGGCTCAGAAAAAAGATGCAGAGGGTGGAACATATACAGAATATGCTCCGCCTTCTTGTTTTCGGGCGGAAATGTGGACAGCCGGTGGAAAAGTACAGGCAGAAACGTATGGCAGCAGGCTTCCACTTATCCGAAACTTGAGGATTGACGGGAAATATGCGGAAGTAGCGGGCAAGAATGGCAAACCGTCATATCGGTTTCAGGAAGGTATGACGGTATCTGTAAATGACGGTATTTCTGTAAACGGCGGCAATGATCCGGATTATAAGGTCGTTGCCATTTATCCTTACACCTATCTTACGCTGGAGGTGGAAAAACTGTGATCATCGGTAAAAAAGAAATTACGGATGCGTTTCAAAAAACGGCAGCAGTGAATATGTATGATGCGGTATCAAAAAGTATCAAAACAGTGCAGGCTGAGGCGAAAACAAGATGCCCGGTAAATGATGGGGAATTGAGAGGGAGTATATACACGGCGATAGAAACCAGCAGCGAAAAGATTGTAGGCATCTGTTACACCAACAAAAAGTACGCACAATATGTGGAATTTGGCACAGGCCCCAAAGGTCAGAAGCAACACGCGGGGATATCACCGGATGTTGCCTATGCCTATGTACAGTCGCCCTGGTGGATCCACGAAAGCATGATCGGGCGGAAGACGGCCGAAAAGTATAAGTGGTTTTATGTGGATACGCCGGACGGCCGATTCTACCAGTGTACCGGACAGGCTGCACAACCATTTTTATATCCGGCACTAAAAAACAATGAATTGGAAATTGCACATTATTTTGAGGAGGCAATCGAAAAGAATTTATGAAAAACGTAAAAGATCAGATCTATTCCGCACTTGCCGGAGCGTTTGGGAATGTAACAGACCAGTACCCAAAAGACTGGGCAGAGCTTCCGGCAGTGCAGTACACCGAAGAAGATAACAAGGTATATGAACATACCGCACAGGGAGAGGAAAAGAGCTATGTACGATATCGTGTAGATATCTGGCATAACCGCTCTACGTCCGAATCTGCACTCAAGGTAGACAAGGCACTGGCAGCACTTGGGCTGGTGCGTACCCTGTGTCAGGACACCCCGGATCCATCTGGGTTGAAACATAAAGTAATGAGATATGAAGCAATCATCGATATGGAGTCAGAAGAAGTATTCTGGCCGAACTAGAAAAGGAGCGTGAAGAATATGCTGGCAAATGGAGCAAAACTTGAGTACAAGGAAAAAAGTGACGCAGCTGGTGTTTACAAAGAACTTCCAGGGTTGAAAGAGATCCCGGACTGTGGTGTTGAACCGGAAAAAGTAGAAAATACCGGTCTGAACGATAAAAATAAACAGTACGAGAATGGTATTGGTGATCTTGGAGACATGACATACAAATTCAAGTATGAAAATGGAGCGGCAACCAGTGCGTATCGCATTCTTCGAAAAGCACAGGAATCTGGCAAAGTACTTAGTTTCAAAGAAACATTAAAAGATGGCACAACCACGGAATATGACGCAGAAGTGTCCGTAAAACGTACGGGCGGCGGTGTGAACGGAGTTGTTGAAGTAGAAGCAAAGATGACAATCTGCAGTGATCTGAAAGTTACAGATCCGTCATAAGGAGGGGCGATCAATGGAAAGATTAGAAGGACTGGATGAAGAATTCCAGAAAGAAGAAACAGAAAAAGTAACATCTATCGAAGAAGCAAAGAAAAAAAGACCACCATTTCATTACTGGGAAGTGGCAGGTGTACAGCACAAAATGAAACTTAATACCGGTATGATCACAAAACTGGAAAACAAATACCGTACCAATATTATGACGCTGGTAACGGCGAATGATATTCCGCCGCTTGGTGTTATGCTGACGATTGCCCAGGCAGCTATCGAGCCATGGGAACACGGTACAACGTTCGACAAAGTAACAAAGCTGTACGACAAGTGGCTGGAAGAAGGCGGCAATCAGTTTGATTTCATGGCAAAAGTAATTATGCCGACTATGGCGGTATCCGGTTTTTTTACGCCGGCGATGGCAGAGAGCCTGATGAAAGATCTGGATCAGGCAGATGTGATCCTGTAACAGAAACAGTCACCGAAGAAATCTGGAAACTATACGAAGATGCATTGGATGCAGGAATCAAGGTGCAGGACTTCTGGAATATGTCTATCCCGGAAGTCCACGACTGCATTCGGAGTTATGGACGGCGTGCAAAGATTAAGATCCTGCAGCAGTTCATACAGGCGGAAAGCATCGCAGAGCATATCGGCAGGTATTTGAATTCAGAAAACAAAGCACGCAAACCATGGGACTTCTACCCGGAACTGTTCAGGGAAGAACGAGAACAGTTCGAGGAAAGCAAGCAAGAAGAACAGGTTGTAACAGCTGCCGAAAACCGCCGCTTATATGCCGCAGAGTTCAACAGACGAAGACATCAATAAGAAATAGTGAAAAGGGAAGGAGGTGTGAACATTGAGTGATACACTGCACAGAATGAAAGTCATCATTGAGGCAAACAACGCAAAACTGAAACAGGCAATGAGAGAAGCTACAAGCGTTGTGAATAACACAGTTTCTCAGATGAACACCAGCACATCAAAAATCGAAACGCCTGGCAGTGCGGCAAGTGCCGAACTGTCGGAGGCGATGAGAAACGTTAAAAAGAGCCTGATTGAGTTGCAAACACCGGAAGATGCATTGAATACGGACAGTTCCGTAAAAGCTATTAAGAATATGCAGGATGCGGTGCAGCAGTCACAACCAGTGTTTCAGAATGATGATCTGAGACAGTCGGCAAAAGAGACAGAAGATATTGTCAGAAGTACAGCCGCAGATATCAACAACAGCATGAATGAAACTCAGGAACCAGTTCGCCAGACAATGAGCGAAAATATGCAAATGATTCAAAATATGCAGAACCTTATAAAAAGTTCCTGGAAAGATATGGTCAATGGTACGATCTGGAAGCAGGCTACCGGACAGATAAGAGACTATGTCAGGGAAGCACAGGTCGCAGCAGGCATCCGTGTATACAATCCAGAATATGAACAGTTATGCAATACTATTGCAAAAACAGAGATGGAGCAGGAAAAACTGATCCAGAAAATGAACAGCATGGATGCGAGCAAGCGTTTTGTGCCAACACAGGAGTTTAAAGACCTAGAAGCCAATATTGCAAAGACCGAATCCGCTTACGCAAAGCTGGAAGAAAAGCAGAAGGCATTAGAGGCAGCAGGAAAAGCGACGGTTCCGAGTGCTGATTACAGCGAAGTGAAGGCTCATTATGATGATGCACAGGCAAGACTGGAGAAGTTAATTGCGAAGCAAAGAGAATGGTTGGATCTCGGATTTAAGCCTGGCGACGGTGGTGCAATGACTGGTCTGACGGAGCAAATCAAAGAAGTTGAAACGGAAATGAAATATCTAAAAGGTGAAATGAAAGACCTTGAGGATAACGGAAAAGCAATGATACCGACGGATCAGTACCGTGAGAACACAAACCAGCTGTCTATCATGCGGAACAAATTGAAAGAGTATAAAGACCTCAGAAGCTCTATGCTGCTGGATGGCTCCAACTTGCAGGAATCTGAACAATATCAGAGGGATGGAGTTGCACTTTCAGATCTTACGAACCGACTGCGAGAATATAATGCCGAACGAAGGAACATGGAGAACAGTGGTACAGATATCCAGACACCGCATCTTGCGGACGGAAGTGTATTTGCGACCATGGGAGCGACAGCACAAGCAGCATTTGAAGACATGACAGCAAGTATCAGGAAGGCACGGGCGGCGGCAGTATCTGCGATTCAGAATATTCCGGTTGTCGGTCAGGTTGCGTCCAGTGCTGCATATATCGGTTCGAGAGCATTTAAGGCTATGAGTGCTGTTCTGAAAAAGGTAACAAAGGTAATAAAAAAAGTTACTGCCGCATTTGCTGCTTTACTTAAAAAGTTTGTAACTGGATTACCGGGTATACAAAAATTTACTGGTGGGATAAAAAAAGGAAATAATGCTCTCGGTGGCGGAATTGGAAAATTACTCAAATACGGTCTTGGCATTCGAAGTATGTATGCATTGTTCAGCAAGCTTCGAAATGCCCTGGTAGATGGTTTCAAGAACCTTGCAAAGAAGAACAGCGAAACAAACGCAAATCTTTCAGAATTATCAGGCGGATTGCAGCAGTTGAAAAACAGCCTTGCGACTGCATTTTCCCCAATTCTCAATACGATTACACCGGCATTATCAACGCTGATAAATTATTTGGTGCAGGCATGCAATGTTGTTGGGCAGTTCTTTGCAGCTCTTACCGGGCAGAAGACATACACTACTGCCTCTAAGGTGCAGAAAGATTATGCCGCCAGTCTGGACAAGACCGGTGATTCTGCAGCTAATGCGGCAGATAAGGTCAAAAAATCCCTGATGGGGTTTGATGAGATCAATAAGCTGGATGATGACAGCAAAAGCAGTTCCGGTGGATCATCCGGAAGTGACGGCGGAAGTTTCGAAGAGAATGAAGTTACAAATAAATATGCAAATTTCGCCCAGATGATCAAGGATGCATGGGCAAACGCAGATTTCACGGAAATAGGAAAAATTGCTGGGCAGAAGCTTAATGCAGCTCTTGCAAATATCCCATGGGATGACATTAAAAATACCTGTAATAAGATTGCAAAGTCAGTAGCAACATTCCTGAATGGCTTCATGGAAGGGACAGATTGGAATCTTGTAGGAAAGACGATTGCAGAAGGCGTGAATACTGCGGTAGGAACAGCCTCTACCTTTGTGACCAATTTTGACTGGAGTAAGCTGGGAAAATCCATAGGGCAAACTGTTGACAGTGCCATTAAAAATATAGACTGGTCACTAATTGGGAAAACGTTTTCTGATACGGTGAAAGGTTGGTTGACAACATTTTGTGAAGCAGTGGAAAGCATTGATTGGAATAATGTTGGACAATCTGTAGTCAAAATGCTTGTTGCGATTGACTGGACTGGTATTTTACAGAAAGTTTCAAAAGCTATATTAGAGGTAGCTAAATCAGGGGTTGACTTTGCGGTTGGCATTGTTACGGAATTACTTAAAGATGTTCCAAAAGCGATTAATGACTGGATAAAAAAGAAAAAAGACGAATGTGGTGGAAACCTTATTCAGGGTATTTTTGAAGGAATTAAAAATGCACTTAAAGATGTTAATAATTGGTTTGTTGAGCATGTTTTTAAGCCAATTACAAGTGCGTTTAAAGAAGCATTTGGCATTAATTCGCCATCAACAGAATTTGCAACACTTGGCAAATTTTGTATTGAAGGACTTTTCAAAGGTATTGCAGAAATTCCAGGAAATATTGCAGAAATTTGCAAGAAAATTTGGAACAGTTTTAAAGAAGGATGGGATAAACTCGGCAAAAAAACACTGGAGGTTGGTGCTGCTATTAAAGACGGTGCAACAGGACTGTGGAATGGATTGCAGAAATCCTGGGGAAATGCGAAAAACAAAGCACTTTCCGTTACTGTTACAGTAAAAACAAAAGCAAAAACACTTGCCAATACTGTGAAAACTGGATGGAACAAGCTAAAAGAGAGGTCAAAAAAAGTTGGATTGGTTGCTTATGTATCAAACTCCATATCGAGTCTGGCAAACAGTGTACAAAATGCATGGGGAGCCAGCAGAACAGTACCATTGCATGTGCAAATTGCCAACATGAACGAAATCCAACAGAAAGTTCAAGATATTGTTGATCCACTTAGAAAAGTCAGAGTGACTTATAACCCAACGCAAAAAGCTACTGGCGGTCTGTATTCAGGCGGACGTTGGCATAATATAGCGGCGTATGCAGCTGGTGGATCACCGGGAACAGGTCAAATGTTCATAGCGAGAGAAGCGGGGCCGGAATTGGTAGGAACAATCGGTGGCCATACAGCTGTTATGAACAATAACCAGATTGTATCGTCCGTGGCAGCGGGTGTGTATTCAGCAGTTGTTTCAGCGATGAAAGCGGTTGACGGAGCACAGTCTACCCCTACATTCAATATTTACGTTGGCGGTCGAAAGGTCACAGACGTAGTCGTAGAAGAAATCAATCACAGAACAAAATCGACAGGCGTATGCCCGATATTGGTTTAACCGGTACCGTCCGAAAGGGCGGTACTTTTTGAAGAAATGAGGTGACAAAAAATGGCCGCATCCATCACGATCGGCGGCGTTGCCATGCCGGAACCGAAGTTAAATGGTCTGAAAATTTCACGAAATAAGATCTGGTCAAAGAACGCAGGACGCGGAGCAGACGGAACGATGACCGGCGATATCATCGGACTGAAATGGAAACTGGAAATCGAATTTCTGCCGCTTACAGACGCACAGATGGCAATAGTAGAAGCGGCTGTTGAACCGGCTTTTTTCAATGTAACTTTCCGAAGTCCTAAGACTGGAAAGAATATTACAGCAAATATGTATGCAGGCGATCTTACATGTCCGGTATATACCTATGTCGGGGGGAAGCCACGGTATGTAGGTGTCACGGTAAACCTGATTGAAAAATAATCATCAGGAGGGAGGTACAAAATGCTTCAAGTTAATGAAATATTCAAAAATGCAGTAGAGCAGGACAGCAGAACATTTAAGGCAAGAGTCGTTCTGGGGAAAGATATTTTTGAGGGTATCAAAAGTTTTGCACTTCATGCTGCCTCGAACAATTCTGCTCATATCAGTATCGGCGGAGCTGTGGCAGCCAGTGTACAAGTCAAAATGGAAGCAACAACCATTTCTCTCGAAAGTAAAGAAATAACGTTACAGATCGGAGTATTGTCCGGTACGGAGTATATATACTGTGACCTTGGAAAATTCACACCGGAAAAAGTGAATAATGATGACGGAATTATCAATTTTTGTGCATATGACAGGATGTATGTGAAGTTTTCAAAAGCATATGTAAGTAAATTGGAATACCCGGCAGACGGAAAAGAAGTGCTGAAAGAGATTAGTAACATGTCTGGTGTACCGCTTGCAAGCAGCATTGATAATCTCCCGTCCGGTGTCAAAATTCCGAAGCGTTGGAAAGAAACGGAAACAACGTATGATGACGAAGGCAATGAAATCACACAAGGGAATTATGTAAACCCATTCGACGGATATACCATGCAGGATGCCTTGGGATATGTTGCACAGTTCTATGGAAAATATTGTGTCATTAATCGAAATGGTGAAATTGAACTTCGTTGGTATGAACAGGCGGATTATGAAATATCTACATCCAGATATTATGATGATCTGAAAAAAAGCGAAAGTCTGTTCAAGCTTGGCAGAATCCAGTGCGATACGGCAACCGTAACATTACTTTCCGGCGTGGGCACTGTAGGAATACAGATTGAGAATCCGGTTATGACGCAGCCCGTCCTTGATAAAATTTGCAATCAGCTGAAAGATTTTACTTTTCAGCCTGCTTCGGTATCTTTTCTTGGAGATCCACGTCTTGACATAGGAGATATCGTTACTATTCACGATAAATACGGAGGGAAAAGTAAGATCCCGATTATGAAGCTGTCGATGGATTATGATGGTGGATTAATTACAGAAATTGAAAGTCAGGGAAAAACGGAAATTGAATCCGGGAGCATAAGTAGCAGTAAAGGACCAACAGCACAGGCGATTGAACGGCTGAACATAGAATTGGTTGCAGCGAAAGAAATCATAGGACAGAAGGCAAGCTTTGATGATTTGAAAGCAACAAAAGCTACATTCGATAAAATGAGTGCGATTTATGGTGAATTTGCAGATCTGACCACCAAAAGACTGGAAGCCGGAGAAGCAAACATAGAACAGTTGAAAACAGAAAATGCAAATATCAGTGGGCGTTTGACGGCAGGCGAGGCAGAGATCAAAGTTATTAAGACAGATAAGGCAAATATAAAAGATCTGGATGCAGCGAATGCCAGAATTGATAGTATTTCCGGAAATTTAGCTGATTACAAGGTGATAATAACCGGAAGACTTGAGGCTGTAAATGCGGTTCTTGGTTCGTTAGATGCAAATTATGCAAAGATAGATCTTGCAAATATCAAAAACGGAAGTATTACAACTGCAATGATAGGTGTCGGTGTTGTAGGTTCTGCTCAAATTGCAGACGGATCTATTACCGATGCGAAAATAGTGGAGCTGACAGCCAACAAAATCACTGCCGGTACATTATCGGTGGAAAGACTGATCATCTGTGGCGATAAGAATTCGATCATCTATGCAATCAATAATGCAGGTAAACTGGTATCTCAGAATGTAAATACGATAGATGGTGATGTACTGACCAGGAAAAGCATAACTGCAGATAAGATTGTGACAGGTAGCATTACTGCCAATGAAATTGCGGGAAAGACCATCACAGCAAATAAAATCGCAACAGGCACCATTACCGCAGGCGAACTGGCATCAGGCAGCGTGACAGCAGAAAAAATCAAAGCGGGTGCAATCAGTGCAGATAAGATAGCAGCAGGTGCAATCAGCGTAGATAAATTAACTTTTGGATTAAACAGTAATTTATATAATCTTGGATATGATAATTTTGCAACAATCACGGAAAGTACATTACTTTCATATTTTGAAGATTATCGAATAAGGCAAAGAGCAGAAGTAAAAGAATGTGGCGGATCATTTTTTCCACAAGCACCTAATGTTCCCGGGGTCAATGCACTATGGCTTGACGGAAGAGAGGAAAT